ATTGACCTTTAGCTACTAACCATATCTCAGTCCTGAGTTGATGTCTTTGTAAACTTAAAGATTGTCCGGGCTCTACCGTTAATTCTTTTACTTTACATCCGGGAACTTCATGCAGCACCCGATAGTAACCCCAAGGTCTTTCTGTCTTAGGAGCCTTCCATTCTTGTAAAATCCACGAACTAGAATTCTTTTTATCTTCACCCCCAACACCAAATACAAATTCTACATCGGGCTCGGACATTTCCGGAATGTTTTCTGCTGTGCGATCACCACCGTTGGCAAAAATAATATGATGATCAGGATACATCAACTTAACATTTCGGATAGCTTCGATAGCGTGATTTTCTGTATCGTTGAATAAAATACAATGATCTACATCTTTGAGATTTTGAATGATATTGATACGCTCAGAGCTTGGCATAAATTCTTGGCCTTTTTTCCTACGTAGCCAATCATCGGAGTTTACTCCTACTACCAGCTTATCGCCAAGTTTTTTAGCAGCATTTATATAAGATATATGCCCAGAATGTATGGGATCAAACCCACCGGTGACTAATACTATTGTTTTCATGCAGATATTTATCTGCACATATAATGATTAATTTAAAGAGTGGCGTCTTCCATACCCGCAGTTCTTAATTTAATAACATTGGATAATTGCCATTGTTTGACATCTAAGGCTTTGATAATGCCTAGCCATTTATTACGTAATAGAGCAAAATCATTGATAATTTTTTCGAAATCAACAACATCGGCTTCGCCTTCTACAAATTTCTCACAGTCTCTAGAACTTAATGCTCTTTGATAACTTTCAAGATATTTGCGGAAATGTTGACTTTTAAGTCTGCGAAGCTCGATGTTGAGATACTCTAATATTGCTTCGATTTCTTGAAGTTGATTGAATCTATTTTCCACGATACCAGGCATATTAGCAGCCGCTCTTTCAATATTACCTGAAATATTAGTATCATATTTGGCAGATTGTAATTCTACTTCATAATACGCCACGGCATTAGGTATAACACTAATATCTTTTGAAACTTTATCGTACCAGTTCATTATTACTCATCTTCGTAGCTATCTTCAATTTCTTCGCCATCGATTGAATATTCGATAGCTTCATCTAGATGTGGATCAACACCGATAAGTTCTTCAAGTACTGATTCTTTAATACCATGATCTAATAAAGTATTAACAAAATCTGAAGCTACATCTTGTCTGTGTTTTTCTGGAATGTGTTCAATTATCACATGCCAAAGATCGGCAATTAAATCGTCTTTCATTCTACGCTCTCCGTTTCAGGTTCAACTGTATTATTAGTTATCTCTGATTGAAGAATTTCGCCATGATTTGAAATGTCATTGATGATTTTATCTAGACTACCTTCCTCATTACGTTCCCACGCTTTACGGAATTGTTTAATAACTTCACCAGTAGAATGTACTGTATAAACAAGACTGTTACCTTCTTTCTTGAGCATACCTTTGGCTTCAAACAGATCAGTACAACCACTGTAAGGATTCATACCTGTTTCGTAAGGAATCTTAACCTGTACACTTTCAAACGGTTTAGAATAGCGTGTTTTCATAACTTTACAGGCAGCACGAATACCTTTTACCTCACTGATCTTGTTACCATCTTCATCTTCTTTAAGTTTGAGTTTACGCATAGCAACAACAATAGAGCTGGCATAGATAAATCCTTGCCCACCACTAATCTTATCATCTGGATCAAACATATCTTGACTTGCGTATGTGTGATTGGTACATACCATACCAATGTTATATGCTCCAAACATGTTAACGCAGTTACGAACAAGTGCTGTTAGTGCCTTGGGCTTACGACCCATGTCACCTTTCATATCACCTGCTTGGAACTGATTAACGTCAGTTGGCGTTAACAGCATACCTAAGCTGTCAACAATAAACAATACTTTTGGACGATCTGTTTCATCCATTGTTTTGTATTCTGCAATGAATTCAACAATGGTTTTTGCCACATCGTCAATCATTGCCATGTTAAGTTTTAATAACTTGTCTGGACTTGTATCAACTCCCAATGCTTCTAACCATTTTTCGTCAAGTGCATTTTCTGTATCAATTAAGATAGGATAAATGCCTTGTGCTTGTGCGTTCTTAACTAGGTTGCCTGAACAAATAAACGATTTGCCTGCACCAGATTCGCCGGCGAATACTGTTACCTTGCCAAGTGGAATACCTTTATTAAAATCACCACTAATTAGATAGTTTAGAGCATAGTTGCCTGTGCTCACCCAATCAGTAGGATCATTGAAGCCAATACTAAGCCCTTCGATCGATTTAGTAATTGACTTTCTAAATTTAGAAATATCAAATGCTTTAGTCATAGTTGTACCTTTAGAATAGAGTGCGAGTTTCCTCGCACCCTTGTCTCATTATTATTATTTTTGACGATTGCGAATCATAGCAAGAATGTCTTGCGCTTTACTTGCGCCATCTGCACTTGCCGCCGCCGCTGGTGCTGCTTGTGTAGCAGGAGCCGCCGCTGGTTCACTATCAAAGTCATCACTAGCCGCAGGCGCTATTGCTACTGCTGCCACTGCTGCTGGTCTGTTTGGATCACCAGTTTGTTGGCTTAATCCTGCTGGACGGAAATATTGACTCCAACGATCTGGATCATACGGTTCGCCGTCAACTGATGCTTCAAACATTTCTTTGATAACCTTTAATTCAACATCTGTTGGTTTCTTAGGAAGAAAGTCTGACAAATTGTACAAACCATTAGTTGTAAGTGCCGCTTGTTCAGTGTCGCTCATAGCACGTTCACGACGTGACCATTTACTTGTTGAATAATCAGCAAAGCCACCTTTTGATGTTTTGGCAATACGGAAGTCTAAACCACGCAATGTATCTGTTGGGCTTTCTTCTAATTCTGGATCCATCAATGCTGAACGGATAATTTGATAGATTTGAGGTCCGATAATAAAACGTCTAATTGGATTTTCTGGAGTTTCTTTTTCACCCAGTGGATCTTCTACTACAAAGCCTTGGAAAATATAACTTCTTTTCTTCCAATACTTACGACCCATTTCTTCTAAATTCTTGTCTTTAAACCATCCACGTACTTCTGATAAAATTGGACATACTGAACCATCATTGTACATCTCAACACAAGGTACTTGAACTTGAACTTGTCTTGAATCTGTTTCACCTTTGATACCAGCAAATGGTAGTTTGATCATTGCACGTTCTACCCAAAAGAATGTATTGTTTGCATTGCCATCTGGTAAGAAACGTACTACAGCTTCTTTGCCTTCCTGCATGTTCCAATGTGGGTAAATTGCGTTGTCTCCACCGCCAGTAGATTGTCCTGTGGATTTTGATTGTGCTTCTTGAAGTTTTGCACGAATTTCTGCTAAAGTTGCCATTGTAAGCCTCCTAATAATTAGCCTTTAATAATAAAATATGCCTTTTACGCATAGTATTAAGTATGCGCTTTTTATTTATCATTGTCAATGATATTTTAAAAATAAATTTAGCCAAAACAAAACCCGCCGTAGCGGGTTCTTCACTTCTTTAACCGTAGAATATTAAAGGCCTGATAATTCTTTGATTCTTAGTAGTTCTTGTAATTCTGGATTTTGTTCTGTTGATTGTTGTGGAGCTAATCTTTCTACCATTTTACGTGCTACCATTTCAGCATCTTCACCAAATTTCTTGCCGACCATTAGTGCTATGCCTTCTGGTCCTTTAGGGAATGTACCAGATTCTTTATCATAAAATGATATAATAAATTCAGCTAATTCTTTAATAGGAACATTTTTAGCCATTGCTGCTGTTTTTCGTTGAGCAACATCACTAGAGTGTGTTACTTTACCACGCGGATCTTTACCTTGTGACTTTTCCCAATCACCTTCGTGTGACCAAGATTTAACTTTGCCTTCTGCATCTTTTTCTACTGTGTCTGTTGCCTCATCGGTTTCTCCACGAGCTTTAGCTACCTTCTCTGGATGGCTTAGATTTTTTGTTCTTTCTTTTTCAAGATCGTCATGTGATACTTTCCAATCTGAATCTCCAGATGCTTTGCGTTTGTATGCAGGAATCTCACTCTTGTCATCAAATGCTTCTGCTGGTTCTTCAACATAATCACCAAAGTCTAAATTTTCTAAAGTTTCGGGAGCATTATTTTCAACCCATGCTTTAACCATTGCACGTGCATCTGTGTTTGGGTCTTGTTTAGCTTGTGCCTTGATGGTTTGTTCTAGTTGAGGGTCTTCTATGATACCCTTAAGACTTTCTATCGCATTGGAGCCATCTACCCCAGCTGGAAAATGTTGGCCTACTAATTCTTGTAATTGCTTTACTGCGGCCTGCTGTTCTTCTGGATCTGAGCTTTCAATAGAACTAACTTCGCCTAAATTCATAGCCCATTCTTCAAATGCTGAGAATGGATCACTAGAAGTATCTAACTCTACATCTTCATTTGCCAATTCTTCGGAAGTATCTGCTGTCATAGCAACGATATCATCATAGTTGATGGTGTCAGATTCTTTCATCAATCTATAGAGAACTGGGAACACGCTTGCGATGTCTTCTTTAAAGTTTTTAACTGTAAATTTTTCTTTAAACTCTTCTACTACGTCTTGCGGAACTTCGCCTGAATCAAAAGCCTGGAATGATTCTCTATAATTTTCGTAATGACTTTGTTTTGATAATGCTTTAATTGTTTCACGTAAGCTATCTAATTGTTGTGTAGAACGTGCAACGATATTATTTGTGTCGGAATTCATAAGATCATTGCGAACAACATAATTGCCAAAGCTCTTGAGTTGAGCAATTTCTTCGCTCATACGGATAATTGATTCTCCGATCTGATCGTAAGGTTTACCGCCATTAGCCACGTGACGTTGCATAGCACGAGCACCAGCTAAATGAATGAATGGGTATTTAAATCTTTCTCCGTCTGCATTTTCGATAAACAATCCCGAAATGTTACGACTTCTAGCACCAGGAGCAGCATCATCCATAACTGCTTGACTATGTTTAATAATCATTCTAGTGTTTTCTAATTTTTGATAGCTTACGGTTTTTGTACCGTACATCGCGCTTTCACTCATAATACTTTCTCCGACGGGGGTTTGTACTGCTGTGTTCGTTGTTGGTTTTGGCTGTGAATATTGACTTAGGAAAGCATAATCTCTCTTGTCTAGATTATCTTTAGCGATATCTCTAGTGTCAAAATTCAATAATCTACGTTTGGCAAACATACGTAATTCTTTTAAGAACCCATACCAATTATTCTTTTGACTATCATCCATTGACTCTGTAATACCGTGGCTAAAGTAAACTTTCATACTGTTATGTTCTGCTAGACTAATACTAACATGCCCAATTGGTTGTTCACCCTCCATATAGTCAAAATCAAAGAAGCGAGCTTCTTCGGGATTAATGGTGATTTCGCCAGTTTCTGCGCCTAATTTAAGGCCAGAAAATCTGCTACGTATCTTGTAGAATAAATCTGTTGCTATATTGTTTCTTTCGTCCATAAGTATATTTATCAAAACCCTGTACTGATGAAGATAGGCATAGGCATCTGATCTTCGGTTATTTTTTCTGTCATTTTTTCATAGATCTTAGGATCCCAATCTGCTAACACATCTGCCATGCGTATGATCAATAGCGTTGCACTTACTAAGTCGTCGTGTTCACCTGTTTTTGCACCAAAACCTACTCCGTGCGCAACAAACGTTTTGAGCTCTGACATCAACGGTTTACTGCTAATTTTCATCTTTTGCGTTTCTAAGAGATTTTTTAATTGGCTACATGTTGTGATTTTACTACGATGTGTTGTATTAAATCCTTTACGGAACTTGCGAATATGACCTCTTCTAATAGGCTCACTTAAGAATAATCCGTGAAAATTCTCCTCGCCAATATCACTAATAACTATCAGTGCTGCCTCACCTAATGTGTTATTTTCAACACTGTAGTAAATCTGAGGAGCTCCGCCTTTTTCTTGGCCGCGATCGTTAATATATTTGCAAATTTCACGTAATACTTTAACTTGACTTTGTATTGGAGTTAGATTATGATGCCATTCTGCAACTTGATCCATACTAGGCATTTCATATACTTGAATAGCACCATAGTCACCACCAGTACCTAAGCTAGGGTCAAGTGCTACCAGATATGTGCATCTAGGATCGATGTCTTTATACCAACGTGTTTGCCCCATGGACATGATAGGGTCAACCCCTCCCATTTCAGCAAGACGAACAGAATTGATTAATGTTTCATCGAAGATTAAGAATTCGCAATCAAACTCACGACGGAATCTTTCTTCACCAATCTTACTGCGCTCTACCTGTGCCCATTTCTCGTCACGATCTGGATGTTCGTTCCAATGAGCGAAATATGGGAAGAATCCATTTACGCCTTCCTCTTGTTCGTTACCAAATTCGTCAAAGCGTTTGTTAGCCTCAGTCCAGATCATTGCAAACTGATCTTCATCGCTATTTGGTGTTGATGTAATAATACATTTACCGCCGGTTGATAGTGTTGGACTCAATGCAGTCCAAAACTCTTTGGCTTTCTCTGGTGGCTGCACGAATGCGAACTCATCACAGTAGATCAATGAAAGAGATTTACCACGACCTGTATTTTCTGTTGTAGTGGTTGCTTGTATACGAGATCCGTTATCATATTCTATACTGTTTCTATTATATGTATAAACTCCTGCACGGATAAAGTCGGGAATGTTTTCGTACCCAAAACGGTAACGATTCATAATGTCCTGCGCACCTTCGTATTTGTGAGCAGCGATTAGTACCTGCGATTCTGGCACAAACATGGTATACCAAAGCAAATAGCCTGTAGCACAGGTAGTCTTGCCCATCTGGCGTGGCAACATAGCTACTGTTTGTTTGTGATCGTGATACGCTAATAATAATCTTTCTTGGTATTCGTACGGTTCAAACTTAATTGCTCCGCGAACAGGATGTTGTATCTTTAAGAAGTTTTTACAGAAGTATAATGGACCTGTAACCGGGTCCATACAGGCTTCTAGATGCTTGATCTCCTCAAGTGTGTATTTTTGAGGTTGATGAGCTTTTTTAATTAAATTACCGTCGAGACTTATTGCCATACTGTTATTTACTGAAAAAAATAGGCTCCGGAGAGCCTATTTGGATTTGTAATTCTATTATGTTGTTGGCAAAGTAGTACCGTCAATATTGGTAACTGTGACATCTGTATGGGCTACTTTTGGTGTAACAGGAGCTTTCACTGTCAACACTTCTTGTGTTTCAGCGTCTGAAAAGCCGTCATACACTCTGTAACTTCTTTTGAATATGTCACCGGAGCCTACCGCTGTGCTAACATTGGTCACATAATCTTGATAGCCTTTGGTAATACCGCGCACTACTAATTCTTCAATAGCCAACGCAGTTGTGCTGCAAGTAGTAGCACTGCCTAGTGTTTCGTGATCTGAATTTTTAGCAACACCGCCTGTGGTTCTACCTTCTTCTATAAGGAAATTCTGTACAGCTCCCAACACAAATGCATCTCTATCGTATTGAACTGTGAATTTAAGGTTGGTTGTTACATCATCGGCAGCATCTAATACGCTTGCGTCTGATTCTTTTTCTTCTATATCTAAGATTCTAAAATCTCCGCCTATGCTCAGTGCTTCTAAAATACCTTGCCAGCGTAGATTGCCTCTGGCTCTGCGTTGACCGTTGGCCAATGTGGTATTTTGTGTTGCAAATACACTGCTGTCTCTAGTTTCTACACTGCCTGCATCTGTATTAGCTGCTGTGCTAGAATAACTTGATGTGAGATCAATTTCCACACGATATAGACCGGGGGTTAGTTGATTTTCGTTTTGTTGAAATCCTGATGACATTATTTCGCTCCTTTAGCTTCTGCTAATCTTTGTAATAACTCTGCACGTATGTTAGCACGTAGAGTTTCTTTACTTTCATAAGCGCCAGCAGCCATTGGATTATCGCCACGATATGGCTTGCCGCTAAAACTTTTCTTAGGTCTATTTAAATCGTTGCCATTTGGTAGATTAGCACTGATATCTTTGTAGTCTGGTTCGCTGTCGCCTAACGAATTACCAAATGCTTCATCTTTGTCTTTCTTTTCAGCATCGTGATCATCCATATCATGATCGCCGTCATGATCTTGATCAAGACCTTTGATTTCTGGTTCTTCTTTGTTATCTTCTGGACCTTGCTCTGCATCTAAGTCAGGTAACATTTTTAATGGTGGAAGGCTAGGAGCGATTGATGTGATACTTGGTTCAATGCTCATTGGTGATGTCGGCGCATCTTTTTGGTTGATCATATCTGGATTAACTTTAGTTAACAGTTTCATCAACTCGCCAATATCATCCATGCCTTGTGCATTAATGTTTACACTCATGCTTGGTGGTGGAGTATCTGGTTTTGAATCCATTTCCATTGGTGACGGCGGCATATCGCCACATGCTTCAACTGGTGCTTGGATAGTTTCAGGCACAGGCTGATCCAGTTCTCTCATTTTCGCCATTAAATCATTAAAGTTCATATTAACTCCCTACGGCGCTTTTAGCACCTTCCTTGTCTTGTTTATGTTTAGGCAGTTTATATTCACCTTGCCCATTTTCTTTTTTTCTTTCTTTAGCAGATTTTGCTAAATCTTTCAAAAATCCCTTGTTGAAATCATCACCGAAATAATCTTTGTGTTTGATCTTGCCAGCTTCTTTGTATTGTCCGTCAGCCAATAATGCTTCGCCACTAGGTTCAGCAGCAGCTAATATCTGATCTTGTTCGCTGGGTTCATTTGAACCACGAACTCGAAAACAACTTTCTGGTAATCCGGTTTCTTTAATACTGACTACGATTTCTGGAGCGGTAATTGGGTACTCACAGATAACTTCAAAAATACTCACAGTAGTATTTGGATGCTCTGGAAAATCCAACGGCGATGCTTGGATTGCAGTTGTTTTAATTTTTTCAAAAGTCATAACACCACAACGATCTAATTTTTCTTTTAGATTCTTTTCAAAATTTTCAGGCAATTCGCCAGCGATTTTGATCTTAAAGTTATAGACTTTTTTGTTTTCAACAAGATATTCTTTAAATGTCTTCATAGTAGTATTTAGTCCTTTTGACCCAATTTCTTAAGTAGTTCGTTGCGATCAGTGATCACATAGCCCTGCCCATTGATAACATCATTAGGGTCTGCTCCGGAATCATTATCGATTTTTAATTTTTTAAGTTGTAGATCTACGGCTTTGAGTTTTTTATCAATTTTAGCTGTTTTAGCAGCAATGGCGTTTCCCATCATACTAGAAGCAACTTCAAAAATGCGGCCGCTGTAGCGAACTTCTACATTCATACCTAGATCCATGAGATCGTCATAGGCCTGTTCTGCTTTAGTAGCTAGATGATCTAGTTCTTTGTCGTCTAGTTCATTTAATTCCTGTATCTGTGGTAATCCTCTAGTGATTTCCTGTACAGCCTGTATTTGTTTTTCTAGTGTATCTATTTCCTGA